CCGTTCGATCACCGTTAGCTCTTTCGGGTCTGTCATAACTATCCTCCAGTAAGTTTGCGAAGACCAAATGATACGCAGACCTATTGAAAAGTCAATGATTTAGCTCGAAAACAACAACAAACATAAACACATCGACCCGAAAATCTGTACTAAAAGCCTTACCCCCCCTAGTCTCTATAACGATACTTGCGCTGTTTTATTTGGTAGGTCGGATATGCTGCAAGTGTCTTGATAGCACTTCGGAAACACTACGGCATATTATCCTATAGGCTCCGGGGGGGGTACGAAAAAAGAACGGATTTCCGGGTTAGTGCGTAGCTTGACCTACTTCGTGGAGTGTATGAAAACCAGACAGTTTATTGGTGTCCCCATCGTGACACTTGCTTAGATAGTCGTCGAAATGGCGTTTTGGCGACAATTGGGTTATTCTGTGTTTTGCTGTCACATTCGCGACACATCGATAACCAAAAGCTATGGCGGCGATAGTGGAAAGCTATCGATTGGTGGATAGTCAAGGGCTATCGTCTGAGCGTTTCCCGGCTGTTACAGGGTTAACATAACGTCCGTTGTGTGAAGTAGAGACGTTGCTACAGTGGTTCGCGTGGCAGTCGATAGGTTTACCCAATGGGGTCGATGGGGTTTTCATGGTCTTGCGATATAGCCCAAAGTGGCGGCGTCCAGGCGGTGCGGCCAACGGTCGGACGGTCGGATTCGCTATGGTCCGGCCACGAAGTGAGCGCTTACCAACGGTCCTGGCGATGGACCTGATGGCTGGTTGAGCGGGTGCCCCCTCTGGTCCTTCCCCAAAGAAAAAACGCATATTCCCGTCTCTGCCGTTATCATCGCGGCATGGCATTTAACAGAGCGGCGTTCGAGAGATTCACGTCAAATCTCAGGGTTGACACGAAGGACTATGGACTGATCGACTTGTCGCCGTCCAAGTGGCTTGGGACGCAGCGCTATTTCATTGACCAGATCGAGGCCGGGATCAAGGAAGGGGTGCATGAGTTTGTGGTGCTCAAGGGTCGGCAGGTGGCGATCACGACGATATGCCTGGCGCTGGACCTGTACTGGCTGTTCAAGCACAACGGCGTGAGCGGGTCGTTGGTGACGCACGACGAGGAGACGCGGGACATGTTCAGGACGATGCTGACGACGTACATGGAAGGGTTGCCCAGGGCATACAAGGTGCCGGTGGACACGCACAATAGGACGCAACTATCGTGCAGGAACCGGAGCAAGTTCAGCTACCAGGTGGCGGGCACGAGAAGGAACAGCAGCTTGGGAAAAGGCAAGGCGCTGATGTTTTTGCACGCGACGGAGGTCAGTGCATACGGTGACGAGGAGGGGATTGCATCCCTGAAAGCGTCATTGGCCGAACACAACCCGAACCGTCTGTACATCTACGAAAGCACCGCGCAGGGGTTCAACCACTACGAGGAAATGTGGGAGGAAGCCAAAAGGAGCGTGAGCGCGAAGGCGATCTTCATCGGGTGGTGGCTGCGGGAGGACTACCGCAAGGAGAAGGGCTCGCCGGAATATGAGGCGTACTGGGACGGGAAGATACTTCCCGAAGAAAGGAAGTGGATTCGGGACGTTGAGAAGCTGTACGGGTTTGAGATACAGCCTGAACAGATCGCGTGGTGGCGCTGGTGCCTGAACGAGAAGATGCAGGACCAGGACTTGATGTACCAGAACTACCCGCCGACGGAGGACTATGCGTTCATTCAGAGCGGGTCGAACTACTTCAACACGTCCTACATGACCGACGCGATGCGCGAGGTGAAGAAGGACAAGCCGACATGGTACAAGTTCGCGCTGGGTGAGAAGTTCGAGGACATGGACCTGTTGGAGGTGAACGCCAAGAACGCGCAGTTGTCGATATGGAAGTTCCCGGTGAACGGGGCGTACTACGCGATAGGGGCAGACCCGGCGTATGGGTCAAGCGACTGGGCGGACAGGTTTTGCTGTTCGGTGTGGCGCTGCTACGGCGATGGGATGGAGCAGGTGGCGGAATACTGCACCGCGGACTGCACGCCGCATCAGTTCGCGTGGATCATCCTGTACCTGGCTGGCGCGTATGGACTGAGCGGCAAGGCGATGCTGAACCTGGAACTGAACGGGCCTGGGATGGCGGTCCTACAGGAGATCAACTCGCTCAAGCAACGCGCCTTCATGACATCATCAAGCGACACATCGCGCAAGATCATGGCGGTGGTGGCAAACCTTCAGAACTACCTGTACAAGCGGCTAGACAGCTTCGGACGTCCAAGCGCGTACCACTGGACGACGACGACCGCGACGAAAGAGCGGATGTTGGGCATCTTCAAGGGTGAGTTTGAGCGCAGTCAGTCAACCGTAAGGTCTGTGGAACTGCTGAACGAAATGCAAAAGGTAGTGCGCGACGATGGGACCATTGGAGCGCCCGGGCGCGGCAAGGATGACCGAGTGATGGCGGCGGGGCTGGCGCATGTGGCGTGGGTTGACTTCCTGCGGATGCAGTGCATTCAGTTGGGCGTCATCAAACCCAAATCTGACGAGGAAGCGGCGAACCAGCCGAGCATGAACAGCACCGTCAAAGGCTACCTCAAGAGGATCGGGATACCGGTATGAGCACGGCCTTGGACATGCTGCCAGAACTGAATTTGAGGATTCAGAAGTTCGTCTATGCGAGCCCAAACTTTGGACCAAAAAGAAAGGGACCTCATGACAAGCTGACAAGCCACAAGTCTGGACCTGGCCGGGATGACTGGACTTATCAGAAGATTCTCACTCTGGCAGGAATGCACCACAGCAACTTCATGCCATTCCTTGAAGGACGATATGAGGCGATGCCTTCAATCAGGACAAACCAAGTCTTCAGGCTCAAGCGCTTGCTCGACCAGATTGAAAGTGGGATGATAGAGCTTGTCAACGGTGAACCTGTGATGAAGGAAGAACCGACAAAGCGCCCCGATGCAATCCACCGTGTAGCATTCCTTTTGAGCGGAAGACCAGTGCTGAAAGTCGCACACAAAGCGCCAGAGGCGGCGCTAACACTGAAAAACCCATTTAAGAGAGGCTGATAATGAAAATCGTAGCGCACACGCCAAGGGGTGTTTTCGAGAGCATCGACGAGCCGATACCGGCACTGGATCGGGCGGCAGTCAAGGTGCATTTTGAGAAGAAAATCGCATCATCGTCCAGCGTGACAATGAATACCAAAAACGGATTCATTGTGCTGCCTGGCGAGATTGTGGGCAGATCGGTTTTCACTGTGGACAACTTCAACACGCCAGAGGTTGCCGCATGATAATCAAGGAATACGAGTGCATGGCGCACGGGTTTTTCGAGGCCGGTGAGCCAACATGTCCCGAAGGATGCTGCGGTGAAAACATGATTCAGCGGGTTTTCCTGACCGCGCCACACATCCAGTCGTCCAGCTACAACGGAATCAACAACACCCTGCAATCACTGGCGCAAGAGCATGGTCTGACCGACATGAACAACCGAGGCGGCGGCGGAATGCGAATGGCTGACATGCAAGCGCACAAACGCCTCAACAGCGCCATGGACATAATTTCATCGCGCAGCGGCGAGAATGTTAGTGCTTACTTCGGAGACATGAAAAGCCGGTTCGGGTCGCAGGTCAGCACAGTGGCGCGGCCAATTGGCGAGGCGGTGAACCCAAATGCTGACACACGTGGCATGAACGGCACAATCTACCGGGATCAGGCCACGGGCACCATCAGCGTGGGCGAGGGCATTCACCTGAACAAACCTCAATCCAGGGTGGAGGCCAAATTTGACGGCAGAACAGCGGGATTACCAGAATGAAGATACCAGCAGATGATGCAGATTGCGAACAGTTCTATCAGGAAGTGACCGACATTTGCTTTGCATCCGTGCAAAAGCGAAAGACGGACTACGACCTGATGAAGAATTACTTCATGTTCGGGTGCCCGCCAGAAGAACCGGCCACGCCGTACAACAAAATCTACCCGCACATCGACACCCTGACGGCTTTCCTGTTCAGCGCCGACTCGACGCGCTTTGGATGCCATCTACCGGCATCGGTGCCAGATGACGAATGGGCCAAAGTGCCGGACGCGAACAAGGCAATCAACGAGGAGTGGATTGACTCGAACGGAGACATGATCTTCGGTCAGGCACTCACATGGTCGATGGTCAAAAACTCCATCATCATCAAGACCATCGTGCGCGACGGCAAGCCAGTGCCGTACATCATCGAGCCGGAGTGCTTCGGCGTCTATCGTGAGGACTTGAACTACCTTGACCGTCAGGAAGCGATGGCGCACAGGTACTACATCAGCCGGTCACAACTCGAATCAGACCTGGCGGCGCACCCGCAGCGAGACACGATACTTGCACAGCTCGGCACCAGGCCCATTCGGGCCGCTGATTCCATGCCCGACTCGCTGCGGCGCATCATCGTCACCAATTCGTCAGGAACACCGCCGATTTCCCCTGGCGGCACCATTCGCGGGAACGGTTCGTACAACAACGACGCTCGGGTTGACTACACGCCACAGGTGAACGCGGACGTGGTGGAAATGGTGGAGCTTTGGATTTGGGACGACGCGCTGGCCGACTACCGGGTTGTCACCAGGGCCGATGATGCGGTGACGATCTACGACCGCCAGAACTTCTTCCTGCCGACCGTGCGCGACCACGAGAATACCAACGTGGAATCGAGCGGAGAGCATCCGTTCACGCATGTCTGCCCCAACCCCATGCACGGCTACTTCTGGGGCACAAGCGAGGTTTCGCGGCTTGTCGGGTTGCAGCAGTTCAGAAACGAGCGCATCGCCCAGATTCGAGACTTGCTGGCGAAACAGGTCAACCCACCGACTGCGCTGTTCGGAATGTTCGGGGCGATTGACGAACTTGACTTTGCTCTGAACAAGGCTGGCGGCGTCCTGCCGTCGCAAGACCCGATGGCGAAGATCGACCGCTACAAGCCAGAGATTCCAAGCGACATTTGGACCGAAATCCACATGATCGACGAGATGTTTTCCGAGGCGTCCGGCCTGCAAAACCTGCTGATGGGCAAGGGTGAATCCGGCGTGCGCAGCGGAAAGCAAACCAGCGAACTGGCCAGGCTGGGAAGCTCGCGCATCAAGAAACGCGCCCTGAATATCGAGGATTCGCTCAGTTCACTGGCGACGAAGTATTTCAAGGTGCTGCGCCGGTACAACGCGAACAAGTACAACATGGACAACGCAGAGAAAACGCCGTTCATTCTGGCGCAAATGCCGTCCGACACGCAGGTTATGGTGGATGCCCACTCGAACAGCCCGCTTTTCGTTGAGGATCAGAAGAATCTCGCGCAACAGCTATTCGAGGCGCACGCAATCGACCGGGCAACGCTTATCAAGATGGTGGCACCGCCGATGATGGAGGTCATGTTGCGCAATTTGAAGAAAATTGAGGCGAACGAGGCCAAAAAAGCCAAGGAACAAATGGCGGCTGAAGCGGCTGGAAAAGCGACCACGCAAAAAAAATAAAAAAAGTTTGAAAACTATTTGAAGTTGGTGCATACTTCGTTTCACGGCTTTGGCTGGCTTGCCGTAAAAGCTGGCCCTCACCTGAAGGAGATTGATATGGCTCGCAAAGCACGTAAATCGCGTAAGTCCAAGCGCTAAGTCGAAAGACTGCCCGCAAGGCTATCCGGCGGGGGCGTCAGACCCCGTT